CCATCTGCCGAGCTGGTACGCCCCGGCCGGGTGGACGCCATGGGAGCAGATCCGCGACGACTTTTTGCGGGCCAAGGGTGACCCGCTGCTGCTCAAGGGCTGGGTCAACAAGCACGCCTCGGCGGCGTGGGAGGACGAGGCCGTAGCGCGTGTCAATGCCGACGGCCTGATGGAGCGCGCCGCCAAAGAGCCGTATCCCACCGGCCATTGCCCCGCCGGCGTGCTGCTGCTGCTGGCGTCCGTTGACGTTCAAGACACCTGGCTGGAGATCAAGGTGAAGGGCTACGGCAGGGGCGAGGAGTCATGGCTGATCTGGCACGAGAAGGTCTATGGCGACCCGGCACAGGATGAGGTGTGGACCCAGATCGACAGCATCCGCCGCACAGAGTTCCCCCTCGAGGGCGGCGGCACCCTGAAGGCCCGGCACACGGCGATCGACACCGGCGGCCACTTCACCAACGAGGCCTACGACTACTGCCGCCGCAACGCCAAGGAAGGCGTGGTCGCCATCAAGGGCAGCAGCACCAGGTCGGCACCGGCCTTGGGCAAAGGGAGCAAGCAGGATGTCAACCTGAAGGGCCGCACGGTGAAGGGTGGCGTCACGCTCTACATGGTCGGCACCGACACCCTGAAGCGCACGATCTACGCCCGCCTGAAGATCAGTCAGCCGGGCCCAGGCTTCTGCCATTTTGGACAGAACGCGACTGGTGAGTACCTGGAGGGCCTGACCTGCGAGCGGCTGATCCCGCGCACGGTGAAAGGCTTCCAGGTGCTGGAGTGGCAGAAGCCCAGCAACGCGCGCAACGAGCCGCTCGACCTTGAGGTCTACTGCCTGGCAGCCCTGGAGCTGGTGAAGCGCCACTACAACCGCGCGACCATGTGGGACCAGCTGGAGGCGCAGCTCACCAAGCCAGCCGCCCCGCAGCGGCAGCAGCCACCCCAGCGCAAGGCAAGCAGCTACTGGTAACTAGACTTCAGGCATGAACTACTCGGCACAGCAACTGGCGGATCTGCGCTCGGCCATTGCCGAAGGCGTGTTGAAGGTCAAGTTTTCGGACGGCCGAGAGCTGACCTATCGCAGTCTGGCCGAGATGCTGGAGACCGAACGGAGGATGGCCGCTGAGGTTGAGACGGCGCAAGCCAAGCCAGTCCGTCGGATCTATCAGACCTTCCAGAGAGCGTAAGCAGTGGCAAAACGCAGCCGGGCAACGCTTGAAAACAATCTGAAGCTTGCACAGTCTGAGCTGTATAAGGCCAAACTGCGCGCCTACGAAGCCGGCAAGCAGTCCCGCCGCACGGATGGCTGGCACGAACGCAGCCGGGGTCCTAACGCTGACTTGCGGCAAGTGCTGCAGCGGATTGTCTCAAGGCATCAGGATCAAGTTGATTCTGACTCGTGGGCGAACAAAGCGATTAGCGTAATCGTAAACAACTGGATTGGCGAGGGAATTGTAGGGGAACCAGTTAATAAAAACAAGAAGTATTCTCAACTGTGGAACGATTGGGCCGATTCTACAGCTTGCGACTTCTACGGCAAGCTCAACTTTTATGGGCTGCAAGCGCTGGTGGCTCGAACCATTGCAGTTCGCGGCAGCTGCCTGGTCAGGCGGCGAATCGATGAGCGGCTGATGTTGCAAGGCTTGCCGCCGCTGACGTTGCAGGTACTAGAGCCCGACTGGCTTGATATGTCGAAAGACAATGGATCTTCGATTGTGTTCGGCAAGCAATACGACGACGAGGGCCGATTGACCGGCTATTGGATCAGGAAGAATCATCCCGGCGAAAGCGACTGGCGCCAATCGCGGTTGACATCCGATCTGGTTGAGGCATCGGAGATTTGTCACGTCTACGACGTGCGCCGGCCAGGGCAGGCGACCGGTGTTCCATGGGGCGCGTCGTCGCTGCTGACTCTGCGGGACATCGGAGACCATGCCCAGGCCCGCCTGACGCTTGACAAGCTAGCGGCCTGCTTCACCGCGTTCATCACCGACTCCAACCCGGAGGATGCACCATTTGACCCACTGGACCCGGACGCTTCAATCCCGACCCTGTTTGAGAAGCTGGAGCCCGGCGCCATCGAGGTGCTACCGCCAGGCAAAGAGATCAGGTTCAGCAATCCGCCCAGCGCTGGCAATTTCATCGAGATGCAACGCCACCACCTGCATTCGGTGGCGGCCGGCTATGGGATCACATTTGCAGCGCTGACCGGAATCCTGTCTGAGGTCAATTTCTCCAGCGGCCGGATGGGCGAGTTGGAGTTTCATCGGAACGTGGGCCACTGGCGCTGGAACATCGCCATCCCGCAGTTCCTGGACCCCGTTTCGCAATGGTTCGCTACTGCCGTTCTGCAGGCAGGGATGGCTAACAGGGTCAACAGCCGGATGCTTTGGACGCCTCCACGCCGGGAGATGATCAACCCCGCTGAGGAGATCCCGGCACTGGTAGCCGCGATCCGCGCCGGCCTTATCAGCCTCTCTGAGGTGCAGCGCTCACTCGGCTATGTGCCTGCCCAGGTGCTGGAGGAGCTGGCTAAGGATCTGGCCAGCGCCCGCGAGAAAGGCCTGGCTCTGTCCGTTGACGCCAAGTTGGTCTCTGATGCTGGCGTCACCCAGGCCCGCCCGCCCGGCTCTGGATTCCAGGATCCAGGGTCAACTTCTGCGCAGTCCCTAACCTAAGACCATGCCAGACTCCATCCCTACCATGGCTGCACCGCTGGAAACAGGCGACCGAACCTGCCAGCGGATGGCGTTAATCTCTCCGTCTTCATGGGACGAAGAGAGCAGAACTGCAACGGTGATCATTTCAACCGACGCAGACGTGGGCGATGGCGTGCAGCTGGTGCATGAGAGGTCGGCAATCCGCTGGCCCATGCGCCCACTGCCGACCGACATCGATCACCAGCGGTCTTCGGCTTCGTGCTGGGGAGCGATTACATCGATGGACCTGGGCCGCACTGATGACGGCGCTACTGCCCTGATTGGAACGGTTCAGGTCGACGGCCCTGAGGACGCGATGGCGATTGCCATCCCACGCCTCAGGAACGGATCCGCGCGCTTCTCTGTTGACGCGCGAATCTATGGCTGGCAACGGGCCAGCGCATCGCAGCCTCTCGATCGGGCGACCGACTGGGAGCCGATTGCGGTTTCGCTGGTCATTGCTGGCCAAGATCCAGCGAGCGTTATGCGCTCGGTGGAATCAACAGAACAACCCTCTACGGAACCCCCGATGTCCACTGCTACTGAATTGGCCGGGGGCGACCCGGCTGCTACTGCCACCCCTGAGGCTGCTGCCGTGATTGAACCGACCCCTGCGCCCGCCGTTACCCAGACCCCCGAGCCTGGCGCTGACGATGTGACCCGTGAGCTCCACATCCGCCGCGCCGCTGGCGCTGGCAACCTGCCAGAGGCCACCGTGCAGGAGCTGATCCGCACGACCGCCGGGAAGGATCTCCCTGGCGTGATGGTTGAGGTTGTGCGCGCCGCTCGCCTCAAGACCGAAGCCGCGTCTCCTGTAGCCGCTGGCCACCCTGCCCGGATCGAGGTAACCCGCGACGCTGGGGACACCCTGCTGCGTGGCATCACTGCTGGCCTTCAGTCCCGCATCCGCCCCGGCCTGCTCAAAGGCGAAGCCGTCGAACTGGGACGCGAATACCGCAGCTACACCCTGCTGGAGCTGACTCGCGAGTATCTCGAATCGCGTGGCACCAGCACCCGCGGGATGAGCAAGACCGAGCTGGTGGAACGCGGCTTCCATAGCACCAGCGATTTCCCGCTGCTGTTCTCCAACCTGGCCGCCAAATCTCTTGATGCTGCTTATGAGGAAGAGCCCCACACCTGGACGCCGCTGGCCCGTCAGCGCAACTTGCCCGACTTCAAGAACGCCAGCGATCTGGTCGTAGCAGGCGACCTCACCCCTGAACTGCTTGGCGAAGGCGGCGAGTACAAGGCCGGCACACTGAAGGAAGCCCAGCACACCTGGAAGCTGGCCACCTACGCCCGCAAGATCAAGGTGACTCGTCAGGCCATCATCAACGATGACCTGAGCGCTCTTGAGACGGTTCCCGACATGCTCGGCCGCGGCTTCCGTCGACTGGAGAGCAACATCGTCTGGGCGTTGATCACCGGCAACGCCGTTACATCGGCTGATGGATTGTCTCTGTTCAACTCTGCGCATAACAACAGTTCCGCGCAGAGCATCACCACCGCCGGTTTCAATGCCGCCAAAAAGGCGATGCGCAAGCAGACCGACATCGCCGGCAACACGATCAACCTAATCCCCGGCTACATGATGGTGCCGACAGACCTGGAGGCCACGGCGCTCCAGTTCCTCGACCCGAACGGCTTCATGGCAAACGCCAGGACCGGCGACAACGGCCCTGTGACCGTTCAGAGCGCAGGCGTCAGCCTGATCGTTGAGCCCCGGCTTGATGGTTCCGCTACCACCTGGTACTTGGCCGCGTCCACTGGCTCCGTTGAAGGCATCGTCTACGGCTATCTGGCCGGCGAGGAAGGCCCCACGGTAACCACCAACGAGAAGCGTGATCCCGATGGCGTTGAGCTGTTGGCCCGCTTTGACTTTGGTGCTGCTGTCAAGGATTTCCGCGGATTCTTCCGCGCTGCCGCTGCTTCCTGATCACCCTGACCACGCTGATTCCATCGCTTTCGTTCCATGAAAAACTTCATTCAAGACGGCAACGTCGTCACGGTGGCGGCCCCCGCCGCTGTTGTCTCCGGCGACTTCGTGCAGGTGGGCCGCGTCCGCGGCATCGCCGTCACGTCGGCCGCCAGCGGTGCGCTGGTTGAGCTGCAAACCGTTGGCGTCTTCGACATCCCGAAGACCGGATCCGAGGAGTTTGCAACGGTGGGACTGCCCGTCTATGTCGTGCTCTCCGGCAACGGCGTCAAGACCGTCACGACCGCCAGCACCACCGCCAACGTGCTGGTGGGCATCAACCTGGCAACCTCTGGCGCTGTGACCGGCAACCTCCGGGTGAAGCTGATGCCCTCGGCTTCCAATCAAACCGCCAGCGCGGTGAGCTGATGGGCTGGGCCACCCTGGAGGCAGCAGCCAATCGGGTGGCCCTCGACCGCCTAGGCAGCGTCAGCGTCACTGCTGGCGCTGTGACCGGGCGCGGCTTTCTGAAGATCAACAGCGAGGTCATTCTCGGCGGCGAGGTGACGGTGATCGACCACATGCTGGAAGTGCTGACCGCTGAGTTTGGCGGCCTTGGCTATGGCCAGCCAATCACCGTTGGCGGCGAGTCGTTCAAAGTTGAGATGCAGCCTCAGCGGGTTGGCACGGGCATGTGGTGTCAGATCCCGTTGATCAAGTCGGCAGCCATCGCCAACAACATCACCACCCTGAGCGGCTTGCGCCTGGTGACGCTTGATGGCCGGTATCTCGTCACCCTCGCTTCCTAGCCTGAGCCCATGGCCGACGTCACGATCACAGGGCTGCCCAACGCCTCGGCGCTCAGCGGGACTGAGCGGGTGCCGATGGATCAGGGTGGCGTCACGGTGGATGCGCCGCTCTCGGCGATCGTGGCGCTGCTAGAACCTGGTCCGGCCGGCCCGACTGGTCCGACGGGGCCAACCGGCGCCACGGGCGCAACCGGCCCGGCTGGAGCCCCAGGGGCGCCTGGGGCGACCGGCGCCACGGGCGCCACGGGAGCTACAGGTGCCACGGGAGCCGCAGGCGCACCTGGTGCAACCGGTCCGGCTGGCCCAACTGGCGCCGCAGGGGCGGACGGCAAGACGGTGCGATCTGGGTCCGGCGCGCCGTCCGCCGGGCTCGGCGTCGATGGCGATTTCTACATCGACACAGCTGCCGACACGATCTACGGCCCCAAGACCTCCGGGTCCTGGGGATCGCCAACGTCGCTGGTCGGACCCACCGGCCCGGCCGGTGCCACTGGCCCCACGGGCGCAACGGGCGCAACGGGCCCGCAAGGCCCCGCCGTGCCGCTCAGCAGCGCCGCCCCCCAGCCCCTGGCTGCCACTGCAGCGGCCGGAAGTGGCACCGATGCCGCCCGGATTGATCACACGCACCAGCGGGACACCGATGTTTACAAGGTGCCAATAGGTGATGAAGGCACCGCAATTACCGCTGGGACAAACAAAGTAAGGTTCAAAGCAGATTTTCCTGGAACACTTGTTGCTGTTCGCGCAGGAGTAAATACAGCGCCGACTGGCTCGACGCTGATTGTGGACATT